TACAACAATATAAAGATCAGCATCAGCATTAGTATCAATAAAGGCTTTGGCCAGGCGATCTGCATTTTCAGGCCTACCCCTACTAGGTACAACCACACACATCTTCATGGCCATAGGGTAGGGGATTGGGCTGACTTATTTCTTAGATATGAGTATTTGGTAAAGCGTGTCTATCTTTTCTTCTATACGCGCAACCCTGCCTTCTAAATTATGGCGGCCATTATTGTCAGGTTTCAACTCACTTAAATAATGCTTTACTAGCCACCTAACAGTTGCTACCAGTGCGCCCAAAATGGTGACCGTAGATACTGCTAAGGCCGCCCAATCATTCACGCTCATTAACTATTAACACCAAATTGATCATTTTTAGGATCAAGATAGCGGATTAAAGGTGCAACTATTGCACCCGCTAAAATTGCTAACTCAGGCCTTACATCTGCAACTAACGCTAATGCTGTTGTAACAGTTGCAACTGCAACGCTTCTTAAATATGACTTAACAATTTCTTTTTTCTTTTTATCTAATTTCATTTTAATCCTAACTGTTTAATTTTTTGTTGTACTTCATGCCTAGTTAATGCTATTTCAAAATGCATTTCATCTTTACGCTTTTTGTAATTGCCGCCCCAATTCAACCCATATTTAGTTATTAGTAGGTTAATTGTATTACGCTGATCCTTATTAAATGTATTTGACTTGCCCAAAGGATGCTTAATTGCATTTAAATCTATGGCCGTACCAGATGAATGATTGCTTAATACACGCTCTGATCCCCTGGTCATGCGGAAGGCATAACCCCAATCATCTAATTGGCCTTGGTCAATGGGTTCAACTAATTCATGAAATTCTTTGGCAAAATTAATAAGCAATGGCGCAACGGCTTTACAACAGGCAAACTTTATTTTTGTTCCCGGCACATGGAAAGATTCAATGCCTAGCGTCTTGCGATCCTCGCTAGCCGGCCAACCATTAGGGCTTGTTAATTCTCTAATTGTTGCCACATTAAATTTTCTTCATCCCAAACATAATAGAGGTCATTTATGGGTCTTGGTGTTGGTGCTTGCCATCGGCAAGTATTTTCATTCAGTACCCAAGAATTAAAAGGTTTAGGTGCTATAAAAGCATCTCGCTGTGCATCATAAGTAAAACCAATGCCAGCGTAATTTTTGCGTATGTTGCCATTATATGAGGTGCGCTTTACTGTGTAAGGCGTATTCAATGCATAATAAGTTTCAGTATCTAATCCATCAATAAGTTCAGTTTCATCTTTACCCACTATGACTGCTACAACAATATTGTTATTATTCAAATATGCGTAATGTGCCATTATGACCAACTTACTGTGTCTGATACACCTGCTGCTGTAATTGTTGTAATTTTAAATCCACCTGCGGGTGCAGGTGTTGATTGTGTAACACCACCACTAAAGGTTGCAGTATATATGTCGGGGTATTTGAGAATTAAAACACCTGAGCCGCCACTGCCACCACTTAAATTCACACCTGAAGAACCACCACCACCACCTAAATTAACTGTGCCATTTCCCCCAACTTCTGCGTTATTAGTGTTACGACCATAACCACCGCCACCTGTGCCGCCAGTTGCAGTTGGTGTTGTAAATTCATGACCACCACCACCGCCGCCACCTGCGTAAGTAACAGATGTACCTGTAATTGAACTTGCTAAACCATTGCCACCATTACCAGGTGCGCTAGCACCACCAGTAGTACCTGCTACACCCGCACCACCACCACCACCGCCGGCACTTGTACTGCCTGTATTAGCACCACCAGCACCACCATTATTTCCTTGACCAGAAGTGGCTGTACCACCTGCGGCAGAACCAATACCGCCACCACCGCCAGATCCGCCGCCAACACCAGCAGTCCAAACTGCACCAGTGAAATAACCACCAGCACCGCCACCATCACTAGTAATAGTTGAAAATACGCTATTGCCACCATTACCAGGTGCTGTAGTTGGAGTAATACCCGCAGTGCCACCAGCACCAACTGTGCAAGTATAATTAGTAGCCGTTAATAATTCAGTTAGCGTGCCGGTAAGAAAACCACCACCGCCACCACCGCCACCAATATATGCACCACCACCACCACCACCCGCTATGACTAAATACTCAACATTTAGTGCTACAGGGGGTGCAGATGGTTGCGTTAATATTCCCAAAATATTCATTTATTATTCGGCAACCCTACCTACAACATACCAACTATCTGTACTAACTTTTATACAAGATACCGCGCCAAAAGTTTTAGTTATTGTTGGATTAGTGGACACCGTGCCGGTTGATGCCAAAGTTACACCTGATCCTTGCACAATAGATACCGTACCACCTGAACCAATTTTAATTACATTTATTATTGAACCGGTAGTTATAGCCACTGAATCAAATGGCGGTATCGTAATTGTGGTTGTACCAGTGTTTGAGTATGTAATAAGTTTATTATCTGCATCAGTAACCACCAATGTGTCTGATGTGGCCGTAACTGCTCTAACAGTCAGATTAGCAATTGAGTTCATCTGAGCCGCCGTTAAAACCTGACCAACTGAAAAAGTTGCCATCTATCCATACTCCCTAATAGGCCAAAGAATCTTCATCAAGTCGGCCATCCACATCTGATGATAGCAAAAATCCTACGGCAAAAGGCTGGGCGCATGTAAATGTCACTTGAAAAGATTTGGGGGTTATTTGATAGGTAAGGCCTGCAATAACGCTATCTGTAACCACATTCCCCGCCGGCAGGGTTTGAGTAACCTCTATTGGGTCAAACATATCTAAACTCAATGCCGCAACTACGCGGTCAGGGTCATCCTCACCAAAGGCATCAACAGTTAAAGAATTTAATTGTATATTTACGCCCTGTTCTTTTCGGGAAGCAATAATCATTTGTGCTTGATTTAACGCATCGGCTGTTGTTTGCATAATGCCGCCCCTAACCCGGCTATGCTGGAAATAATCCTCAATACTTGCAGAATCGCTTGCGGTCTGACCACTCAACCCAGTTGGTGTTACAGTTACTTTATTAATCATTTGATAATCAGAAATATCAAACTCAACCGCCTGGTATGTCACATCGCCTGATCCGGGTACATCACTAAAAACAGTAGCAGTATCACCCGAAGCAACTATTATGTCATTGCGAGATAAAAATGTTGCATATCCGCGTTCATCCATATAGAAAGCACCCAGGTCTGTACCCTCTACAACCTGGCAGGCCGCCAATAATGACCTTGATGATCCATCATCTACTTGCACAGTGGTAGTTGCGGTAGTGGATATATCACGCATACCACCTGGCCATTCTCCGGCATCCAACAGGCTTGAAATTCTTTGAGCAGTGGTTTGTCCGGCTGTGCCACCGCTAACTGAAGTAATGGTTGTCAGGTTTAATAACTGGAATCCATCTACACAGGCTAAAGTCACATAGGCTGGATCAAACCCGGTGGGGCTTTGGTAATTCCATTCCTGTACATAAAAAGAACCTAAGTTATATGTTACGCCTAAATATTCTGCCGTAAAGCGAATCTTACGCATTGGTTTTATCTTGCCATATAAACTTGATCCAGTATTGGCTGGGTTAAATTCACCTGTTTCATCAACAAAAACTATACGCGCTGTACCGCCGGTAAAAGAATCCGATGATCTATTAAAGGCACGCCTGATATAACATTGAGTAACAAAATTTGTAATATCAACTACATCTGCGGCGGCTGTTCCTAAAACAGAAAAATCTAATGGTGTTGCCGCATCATCCAATACAAGGCTGGGATCAAATGAAGCACCGCCGCTGAAATCAATTTCTGCCCGGAATGTTGCGGCTGGCATTATCTACCTAAATTAGTTAATTGAGTTACCGCGCCTGCTCTGTTTAAATTGTACAAAGCATCTTGAATTACAGATTGCAATTCACCTTCTGATATAACACTTCCTGCAACATTGATGTTCACGGTAGTACCAAATCCACTCATTTTATCTAATGGAATAACTGCCTCTGCACCCGCCTCACCAATAAGTGCTTGCGTAGGTCTTGTAACAATGCCGCCTTCTGCCATAGGTACACGCCTGCCGCCTGTCAAAGGGTCTATGTCCGGATTAGCCCTAAAATACGCATCTGCCTGGGCTTGTAACCTTGCACTAGCACCAGCCCCCGATCTAGCACCGGCAACACTGCTACCCCCGGCGATCAATTCTTCATATACATTTTTAAAAATTTGATCATATTTCTGTGGCTCAATAATAATTGGAGTTGGGGTTGTAGCGGCCTGAGTTGTTATTTCAGGTACTTTAACTTGCTTTAATAAAGCCAACATTTTTCTTATTTCTTCATTGGCAGAAAACAATTTGAGAATATACATCTCAACGCCTAAAGCGGTCATACCCCACTTTTTAGCCAATTCATCTATTTCGCCTGATGTGATTTTGCCATCTTCAATTACTTTTAATACATCCGCGTATCTTTGTGCTTCATTAACTGCGGCTTCTGTGCCTTCTTTTAATTTTTGTAATATACGCACACGCCCTTCATCTTCGGCAGATAATTTACGGCTCAAAGCAACTTGTAAATTAATTGCATCAAGATCAAACATTTTTGCAAGATCGGCTTTTTTCTTATCTAAAGCCTGTTGTGCAGTTTTTTCTTTGGTCATTTGTTTTTCTCTAGCCAAAATATCTTTTTGTAATTTAGCCAAAATTTGTTCAGTAGTAAGTTCTTTTTTGCCATAAAGTCTTTGTTTTTCTAAGGCATCAATAGTTAATTGAGATAACCCTAAATAACCCTTTTCTTGTAGTATGCGTTCTTCTCTTATCCTTAAACCTTCTTTTTCAAGTTTTTGGAAAGTTTGAAAATCTCCTGTGAGTACATCTAAATTTAAATTTGCAAGATCTAAATAACCAAGAAAACCACCTTTAGCAAAAGATGATCCTAAACCAACTAAAAAATCACTTGACTTCTGAGCGGCAACTTCTAATCTTGCTGAAAAAATATCTAAGTTAGATGATCCGGTTGTAATAAGACCAGCGGCAACCAAAAAACCTTGTCCTAAAGTTTCAGTGGCTTCACCTGCACTAATTTTAAATCTATCTAATTGACCCGCAAAAGTTTTAGTCTGTGCTTCGGCTGATCCAGCGTACTTATCCAAGTTTTGCATCAACTTAATAAAGCCCATTGATTTGGCTTCGGTGGTTGTAAAGCCAATACCCAATTTAGCAATTGAATCATAATTACCTATTGCGGCTTTATTTATTGCGTTTAAAACAGTATCTAAATCCGCGCCTGTGCCGGCTGAGATATCTAAGGCTTTACTTAGTAGATATTGAGATGATGACAAATCACCAGTTTGCGCAATTAACTTTTGTAATGCAGGTACTAATGCATCTTCAGTAATATTAGTTGCTCGTTGTAAATCTGCTACAAAGTTTTTTACATCAGGTAAGGCAAACTCTTGTCCTATGCTCTTTAATGTAAGTTGTAATTGTTTATCTAATCTTTCCTGGGCTAAGGCGGCTTGAATTGAATTTTTAGTAAATATGGCTAAACCTGCCGCCGCCGCTATTCCACCGGCTTTTGCAAATGCTTTTAATCTGAATGAACCTGTTGCAACTACCTTATCAAAGCCTTTTAGTTCTTTGGTTGCACGCTCCAAGCCTTTTTTATCAAACTTGGTTAAGAAGTTAATTGCAACATATTGACTTAATGCCATGATTAACCCCTAAATTCTTTACCTAGATATTTTTTTAACACGCCGTATAGATTATCATTTACTTGCCCACCTAATTGTTGTGATGCTCTGTAAATCAATCTTTTTTCTTTGTAAGCACCGCTATTAGCAGTACCTTGTAATTTACCAATAAATGATTCACTAGCATTTGGGTTACGGCTTATGCGCCTAGTTCTTGCGCGTGAGCGTGATGATCCAAAACCTGCCAACTCATATATTATACCTGGTACAGATTTATTTACTATGGCTAATGCGGTTACTGAAAATGTTGCGCCTTTAACTCTTTGTACTTTACTTTTAGCCGTGCTTACTCTTATGCCGCGTATAACTTCTGTTTGTGACCATTTCCAACGACTTCTTTTATTTTCGCCAATTGTTCTACCCCGGTGAACATTGTCATTAGCCCAACCCCATTGTGGTGGGTAGTTTGGTTCAACATCACGCCAACCCGGAAATGGTGAGTGTGGTACAAAACTTTGTGCTAATTTAGCAACAGGCTTTACTGCTTTGCTTAATTCCCTTCTAAATTCTTTTTGTAAATCAGGATCAACTTTTTTCATTTTTTCAAGAAGTTCAGTTAAATTTTCAACATAGATTGATGGCACTGCCGCCAATGACCTAGATCGGCCAGGCAATTCTGAATATCTAGGTCTAATCATTATTTACGCCTAACTGTTGCCTTCTTATTGTTATAGTGCCGTTCTTGCAAGATGGCTTTAATGGCTAAGTAAATCGCTGGATCAACCTCTAGTAAATCTTTAGGGCTGATACCGGTTGCAACCGCCACAGATGCGATTTCGTAGATTTGGCCGTGGCGGTCTATCCATTTTTTGAATCATACAATAAATCAATATCTGAATACTGATTGATGTAGTCATCACCAAAGGCTAAATCTGTTTTGCCGGCATCCTTTTCTAGTCGCCAAGCAAACCACCACAAATCACTTTCCATTTGTAGTTCACCTAATCTCTTACGCCAACCTGTTTTAAATTCGGCTTCAAAAGCCACCTTTGCAGATGGCGTAAGATCATAGGTAATTTTCTTACCGTCTTTTTTAACAATTTCAATCTTGTGCATTGTCCCACCCTTTTCTTATTACGCGCTTGTTGATTTTGTTAATGCAGTTACTGGAATTGAAACACTTACGCTTGCAACTGCATCAACAGCACCGTTTACAGGTGTCCATGATGAAATTAGGCAAGACATTGTGTAACTTGGATTTGTTGCGGTTACTGTACCTGCTACTGGTATCAATTTGATATTCAGTTTAGTACCTAGCGCATCTTCAAACAATGAGTTCACTGATGATGATGCAAAATCATTATACAGTTCAAGATTTAGCGTTGGGCGTTCAATCCCACCGATCATGTTCTGTATATTATCTGACATTGCAGTGATCTCTACTTGATCAATTTCGCGTGCTAGGCTTACAGTGCTGACATGATCAGTAATGGTAGTTGTACCAACAATCACGGCAACTTTGTTACCCATAAATATGGCCATATTTTTCCTTTCGTTACTAACCTATCAACTCTACTGAATATTGATAACTTAGGTAGTCAATATTAGCGGATGTTATTGTTCCAGGGGATGCAGACACAACCCTGAGCGTTTGTACAGCACCGCTTAATGTTTTATCAGCCTCAATTGCGGTTTTGATTGAAGTTGAACCGGATGAAGCAAGTAGCCCATCCAATCTCTCTTGTCCATTTCTTTCACTCATTCTACCTACCACAACAATGATTTGGCAGGTTGCAGAATCAAATCCTCTGTTCAATGTAAAATCATAATTCATAGTTAATTGACCAACAATTGCAAAAGCATTATTTGTCGGGATGTTTGTAGAATCCGGGACATAATCAAAAACACGCAAACCGGTTATTGCTTGCAATGATGTTTTTAAATTATCTCTAACGGTGCTTGGGGTCATGCAATAACTTCTTTTTTGTATGCCCTAACCATTGCCGTTACATCTCTGCCAATTGGTGACATTCTGACAACGCCTAAATCACCTAATCCTAATATGCCGCCTGGGGCATCTTTACGCTTGTATAGATCGGCTGTGAGAATCAAACAAGCCATATTTATATCATCCGGCACTGATGGCCATCCCCACCTTGCAGTTACTTGTACGCCTGGGCGCAAACCATTTTGGGTTAGCCCTGGAAATATTGGCCAGGTTTCGGTGTTAGATACCATAGTTAATTGAGTAAAAGGCCGGCCTAAAGATGATGCGGTTAATGGGTCTAAAATGTAATCTTGATTTAAAGTTAAGGTTTTTGTGTAAGTACCATTGCCATTTATATCTAAGGCAACAGCCAAATTAGATGTAGTACCAATATCATCTACATAAACAAAAATATCTGAATACGCACGGTAAAGCCGGGCGGATGCGGTGGTATCTAAATAAAATCTACGGTTAGCCATTCGGTCAATAGACCTTGATGCCGATTCAATCAAATCTTCTAGCAGATCATTATCAGTATTATCTGATATAGACATGTAGTTTTTAATTTGAGTTAGCGTTGCATATCCATTTACTATAGCCATGATCGGTATCCAAATCCTGTAGTGTCTTGGGACATTAGACATTCTCCATTCTTAAAATACCGATCATAGTTAGAATCCAGGCCACTGGAAGGGTAGCGGCCTGGAAACTTATTAGTCTAGAAACTTGGGCTTTGCAAGCCAGTTCCGTTAATTTGTGCAATGGCTTTTCCATAGCGATCTGCGGTGAAGGCTGACATACCAAACAAAACAATGTTGATTGCAACCTTGCCTGATGGCTCTTCAAATGTAACATAGGTAGGGGCTGCTGCCTCTTCCCATAGATGACATTCATTAAGATCAACCACAAAGATTGTATCTTGATTTGTACTTGCGCCCTTATCGGTTGCAATGTTCGCATCTACAATAATTGGCAACCCTAGAATTGAGTAACCTGAGTTACCGTATTGTGGTGCGCCGTTACCTGTACCCATTGCGTTCATAGGATTGTATGCCTGTGGCACAATTAATGGCCTGCTTGAACCATCAACACCAGCCAATAGGAATCCTAGACGGCGTGGATGCATGATTACTGCATTTGGGTTTACATAGATATTGCTCTGAATTGATTGGATCGCATCTGCAATCTTTGGATAAAGTCCACTGACCGTACCTGTTGTAGCAGTGTAAGTTATCAAGATTCCAGTTGTCATGTTTACAAGTCCTAGTGGCTGACCATTTGATCCTGATCCATTAAGAAGTGAGTTATCCAACTTGGTGTGGTAATCGCGAATCAAATCACCCAAAACAATTCCCTCAATGTTGTATCCGCGTAGTAATGCTTGCTTAGATACTGATTGCTGACCGGCAATTGTGTTTACATTGACGGTTAGGGTGTTATCTGCAATATCTTGTGATACTGCGGCTGTGTTTTGTGATGTTTGATACGCTGTTGTCGTGCCAGTATTTATCTTGCTAATGACGACCGACATGCCCTGGGTGGGTAATTGGTGTTTACGTGCGGCATCTGCAAACGGTCTTCCCGCCCGTGCCAAAGGGGAATAAAGATCAACTAAATACTGGGGAACGACAAGGCCTGCAAAATTGGATGTACCAACTGCACGCTTTTCAATTGCCATTTCCTGTTGATGGCGTGCAATTCTTGCACTTGCTTCACCATCGGTTTTAAATTGTGCTTTTAAAGCATCTGTTAAGAAATCATTGCTTGATCTCTCTGAGTAAGTAAGTTGCTCGCTTGTAACGATAAAGCCACCTGCGCGTGCTTCCTTCTTTGGCTCAATGTTCGCATCAACCTTAGCCGCTAAATCAGCCGCCTTTTGATTGCGAATTTCAATATCTGACATCTGCTCAATTCTTTCATCTAACTTTTTGATCTCCAAGTTAAGGGCTTCAACATTAGCCAACTCAACTTCAGATAGATCGCGTGCTTCTTCGGCGGCGCGGTCTAAAGTTGCGGAAATGAGTGATGTCTTTGATTCACGCTTCTCTTGTAGAGAAGTAAGAAATGTATTAGACATAGTTCTCCTATTAGTAGTTTTTGTAGTGAGAAGGTGTAACGCGCCGGTAATCGGGGTTAGGTGTTCTACGACTTGTCAAAATTATATCTCTTTTTTTAGTTCTTTGAGTAATTTCATAGCCGTGTTAAATCTTGTTTTTTCTTCAACTACTTCTACGGCTTCTGATCGGTTTTCGCCATACTCTGAAATATTGATGGCGGTTAATTGATCTTCAGCCTGAGCCTGAGTTTTGTGGCAACCCATAACTTCATTGTTATCGGTCTTTACAACCGCATAACCTTCACAATCCGGATGGTTACTTACTACGCTGTATGGCATTTAATATCTTCCTTGCTTCATCTAATCTAGGGGTTAATTGTGGTTGTCCATCTCTCATACCTGTAACGCTGGCTAATTCGCCATAAGCACCAAAGGTAACAAGTGATACTTCTGCCAAATGTGCCTTTAAT